CGTCAGTATGGCGAGACTATAAAGGTAACAGAACGATCCTAAAGATTGTGCCTGTTGAAATGATCCCTAGTGATCGGTCATTTAGAAACGCATGGAGAATTATGCAATGACAACTTACATCAATATCAACGGAGATGTTCGTGAGGCATCTTCTCTAACCGTACCTTCTGACAGAACATTCAGAGGTGCTTGGTCTTTCAACGGTGACGCTGTTGAAGTGGATATGTCTAAGGCCAGAGACATTCACAAAGATAATCTCAGGGCAGAACGTGCGCCTAGACTAGAAGCTTTAGACGTAGACTATATGAAAGCGTTAGAAGCTGGTTCTGGTGCAGCAGACATAGCCGCTAAAAAGAAGACGCTGAGAGACATTACAGCAGATGCTAAGATAGGTAATGCATCAACCCCAGACGCTTTAAAGGCATTGGACTTGGCAACTCTACTAGGAGAGTAATATGAGTTTAGCGAGAGATATAGCAGACTTAGCCAGTGTAACTACTAGGCTCGATACCGTTGGTGGTAGTAGTGGTGCGCTGAGTAACAGGAACCTTATTATTAATGGTGGGATGAAAGTAGCGCAAAGGGCAACAAGTAAAACTGGCGCTCAAGTTACTGGCTATCACACATTAGACAGGTGGCAAACCTATAGCGCTGCTACAGATCAACTTGCTGTAACTATGTCACAAGATACTAGCGTTCCTTCTGGTCAAGGCTTTTCAAACTCTATGAAGTTTTTAACAGCAACAGCAGAAACAGCTATAGCTTCTGATGAAGAGTTTAGATTTTGGCAAAAAATTGAGGCACAAAATTTAAAAGTTCTTGATTGGGGAACTTCTGACGCAAAACAAATTACATTTAGTTTTTGGGTAAAGTCTTCACTTACTGGTAATTATGCTCTTTCAATCTATACTAGCGATAGTGCTAGGCAAACTTCAAAAACTTATACTATTAGTTCTGCTGATACATGGGAAAAAAAGACAGTTACTTTTGTTGGCGATACTGGTAGCACTATTAATCTAGACAACGGTATAGGAATATTTGTTAATTTCTTTTTAATGGCAGGTTCAGATAATACTAGTTCTGACCCTGCAGGTGCTTGGGCTTCTCATGCAGCAGCAAGACACGCTTTTGGGCATACTGCTTCTTGGGGAACAAATACAGCCCACAACTTCTACATCACTGGCGTCCAGCTAGAAGTAGGCGACACCGCCACGGACTTCGAGCATCGAAGCTATGGGGATGAGCTTATAAGTTGTTACAGATATTATCAGCAATTGAAGAACACATTAGGTACACATTATCTTGGTATAAACCAAGCCTATGCCACTGGTGCTGTATTTGGGCAGATAAGAAACTATATTATACCTATGAGAACAGTTCCCACTGTTGGACAAGATGGAAATTTTTCATTTTCCCAAGCAGATTCAGCAGCAACTAATACGGGGGCTATAGCAAATTTTGCTGCAAATGATAATGGATGGTATTGTGGCGGTTGGTCTGGTGGCTCTGGTTTAGTATATGGTGGAGCTTCTGTTCTTTACTGGGCAATTAACGCAAAATTAACAGCCGATGCGGAGTTGTAGAAAATGAACATAGAGTCAGCAAAATATATTGAAGATAAAGACGATAACAAAATAGGTGTATCTGTTGTTATAGACGGGGAAACATTATCTATTCCCTTAAATGTTGTAGGTAACCGACACTGGAATGCTTTACAAGAGTGGGCAAAAGAAGACGGCAACGAGATCCAAGCAGCGGATTGATGACACCCTTAGATCAAATCAGGATTGCTGCTGAAAGTGATCTTGTAACATTTATAAGGTTAGTAGCACCAGAGCAGGTACTAGGGCAAGCCCATGAAGATGTCTGTAACTGGTGGATAAGACCTGACTCAAAGTCACACCAACTATTACTCTTTCCTAGGGATCACGGTAAGTCAAGATTAATAGCGTTTAGAGTAGCTTGGGAGTTGACAAAGAACCCAACATTGCGTATACTATACATATCAGCTACAGCTAACCTTGCTGAGAAACAACTAGGGTTTATCAAAGGAATACTTACATCAGAGATATACAGAAGGTATTGGCCTGATCACGTAAACTTTGATGAAGGTAAACGTACACGATGGACTAACTCAGAGATTATGTTAGACCATCCATTAAGGAAGAAAGAAAATGTTAGAGACCCTTCGATCTTTACTGGTGGACTCACTACTTCGCTTACAGGTTTACATTGTGACATTGCTGTCCTCGATGACTGCGTGGTGTACGAAAATGCTTACACAGGTGAAGGAAGGAATAAAGTCAAAAGTCAATACTCTCTTCTCTCGTCTATTGAAGGTGCTGAAGCGAAAGAGTGGGTAGTAGGAACTAGGTATCACCCTGCTGATCTATACAACGATCTACTGCAGATGACAGAAGATCAGTACAATCTAAGAGGTGATAAGATAGGTGAGGATAGTATCTACGAGATATTTGAGAGACCTGTAGAAGAACGAGGTGATGGCACAGGTGAGTTCCTTTGGCCTAGAACCCAACGCAAAGACGGTAAGTGGTTTGGGTTTGACATGAAGATACTTGCAAAGAAGCGTGGTCAGTACCTAGACAAAGGACAGTTTAGAGCACAGTACTACAACGATCCTACAGACCCAGACAACGTACCTGTCTCACCAGACAAGTTTCAGTACTTCGAAAGGAAACACATAAGAGAGGACAACGGCTACCTGTTCTACAAAGATAGTAGACTAAACGTATTTGCTGCTGTTGACTTCGCCTTTAGCTTAAGTAAACGTGCTGACTATACAGCAATAGTTGTGGTAGGTGTTGATGCAGAAAACAACGTATACGTCTTGGACATCGATAGATTCAGGACTGACAGAATATCTGACTACTTCGAAAACATACTCCATATGTCAAACAAGTGGTCATTCAGAAAGCTCAGAGCAGAAACAACAGTCGCACAAATGGCAATCGTCAAGCAACTCAAAGAACTTATCAAGCAACACGGACTAGCTATAAGTATTGATGAGTTCAGACCTAATAAGAACCAAGGTAATAAACAAGAGCGTATAGCTTCGATACTTGAGCCTCGCTATGACAACATGGGTATATGGCACTATAGAGGTGGTAATACTCAGATACTAGAAGAAGAGTTGTCATCACGTAACCCTGCTCACGATGATGTTATAGACGCACTAGCTTCAGTCATAGACATGGCTGTCAAACCAGCTAGAGTAATACGTAGGAGTAGAGATAACGTGGTACAGTTTAACTCAAGATTTGGTGGAGTTTCCTTCTAATGGCTGGAACAACTATTGACCTTCAAACCATGATTGATCCCCACGGTCTAGCAACAGACATTGCAGATCGTTGGACACAATGGAACAACGCAAAGAGAACAAAGACAGAAGAGTGGAAAGAGTTACGTAATTACATTTACGCTACTGATACTCGCACTACGTCCAATAGTAAACTACCTTGGACTAACAGTACGACTACACCAAAGCTAACACAGATAGCTGACAACTTACACGCTAATTACTTCTCAGCTTTGTTTCCTCAGAAGCGTTGGTTTAGGTTTGAAGCTAACGATGCAGCTTCAGACATAAAAAGCAAGCGTGATGTTATCCAAGCTTACATGGAAAACAAGATACGTCAGTCTGATTTTGTAGAGACAACAAGCAAACTTATCAACGACTACATTCAGTACGGCAACTGCTTTGCTACAGTAGAGTTTGAGAGAGACTACACTGAGTACGAAGATGGTGAACGTGCTGTAAATTACGTAGGTCCAAAGCTTGTACGTATCAGCCCTTTTGATATTTGTTTTAACCCACTAGCAGCAAGCTTTGGTGAAAGCCCTAAGATTGTCAGAACTATGATGAGCATGGGTGAACTATCAAGGAAGATTGAAGAGACTGTAGAGAACGATTACCTTAAACAAATATTTGATAGAATGGTAAATAACAGGTCTACAGTAGCAGGGTACGGTACTAGCGAAGTTGACATGGATAAATCACAGGCGTTTATTGCTGATGGTTTTACCAGTATACATGAGTACTACGAGTCAAACTTTGTAGAACTTATGACATTCTATGGTGACATCTATGACGCTGAAGCAGATGTATTCCACAAGAATAGAGTTATAACTATTGTAGATAGATCATATGTAATCTACAATGAGCAGAACCCTAGCTGGTTAGGTAAGTCACCTATCTACCATGCAGGTTGGAGAGAACGCCCAGATAATCTTTATGCTATGGGGCCACTTGACAATCTTGTTGGTATGCAGTATAGAATAGATCACTTAGAGAACCTCAAGTCTGATGTCTTTGATCAGATAGCTTACCCTATCATTAAGATCAGAGGTGACGTAGAGGACTTCGACTTTGAGCCAGCAGCACGTATATACATGGGTGAAGAGGGTGACGTAGGATACTTAGCTCCTGACGCTACAGCACTAAACGCAGACTTCCAGATACAGAACCTAGAAAACAAAATGGAAATGATGGCTGGTGCGCCAAGAGAAGCTATGGGTATCCGTAGTGCAGGTGAGAAGACAGCCTTTGAAGTACAGCAGTTAATGACTGCAGCAGGACGTATCTTTCAACACAAGACTGCACACTTTGAGAGAGTATTTCTAGAGCCTATCCTAAACGGAATGATAGAAGCTGCTAGACGTAACATGGACTACGCAGATACAATAAGAGTTCTTAATGAAGACTCAGGTGTGTTCTTCTTTGAAGAGATTACAAAAGAAGACATCATGGCTAATGGTAAGATTATACCTATGGGTGCTAGACACTTTGCTGAAAGAGCACAGAGAGTACAAAGCTTAACACAACTTTACCAGATTAAACTAGCTGACCCTACTGTTGCTGTTCACTTGTCAGGTAAAGAATTTGCTAGAGTACTAGCAGATGAGTTAGGTGAACCAGCATTGTTTGGTGATAACATTACAGTTTCTGAACAACTAGAAACTCAACGTATGACTAATGAAGCTGAAGTACAGTTTGAAGAAGAACAACAAATAGCAATAGAGAAAGGGCTATAGAATGTACGGAAACACTAAAAAGAAGCCAAAGCCTAAGAAGAAGCCAAAGAAATAAATGAAAGCCGCTTGGTTTAAAAAATGTAAGACGCAAGAAGACAAGGACAAGATCAAACAAAAGATTGTG